TCAATGATGTGTGGGTCTGGTAGTGCCGATCGACCCAAGCATCTGGCGCCGCGCCCGCGTGCAGTCGAGAACGACCCGGTTGATCTCGATCTCCGTGATCCGGGTCAGCTCCCGCAGATGCTTCATCGTCGTGGCGATGTCAGATAGATCTGCAGGCTTGCTGGCATCGCTGGCGACCTCATGGACCCCCGCGATCATGGCGCGCACTTCGCCGAGCGTGTCGAGCGCCGCCGATGCCTTCGCCGGTAGGTCGGCCTCTTCCTCACCCGCAAACAGCCCCTCAAAGAAGCCGTCAATCTCCTGCCGCCGTATCAGCGCCAGCTGCGCGAGCCCGTCGCGCATGGGCGTAACCGTTGGCCGCACCAGCCGGAAGGGATCGCTGCGCTTCTGATGGCGCGTGAGGGAGTTCCAGAGGCCGTTGACGAGAACGCCGATCAACTCGTTGACGGCGTCGAGGCTCTCAAATTCGGGCAGCTCCCCGCCCCATAGGTTCTTCACGACAGAGATGGGTGAAGCCGACATCGCCGGTGTAGCGATGTTGCCCAGAAATCGAGTCCGGATTTCGTGAAATGGAACTGGGCAAGCGTAGGTTACGAGCAGAGCCCAGATCTTCTTCTCGTCAGCTACGACGGGCGGTTTTCTCGCTTGTGGCACGCGGCAATCCTTCCAGGCACGAACCCTTTTTGCTCCCTTATTTACTGATTGGGCGGCAAAACGCCACTCGGCGTCAACGGGGATGGCTCCCGGATTATTCGAACACGCGCTTCGCCTGCTCGAACCACGGCAACTCGGCCACGGCCATCAGATCGTTGAGCGAAAGCGCCGGCGGCTTACGGGTGATGACAAGTGTCTCAAGGACGCTCGGGGAAAGATACGCCAACCGGATCATCCGTCCCACGAACCGGTCGGAGACCTTCTCGGCTGCGGCGATATCCTGGATGGTAGAGGCGGCACCGGTTTCCAGCTGCCGACGCCAACTCCAGGCGCGGGCGATGGCGCGCAGCACATGGGGATCCTGCGCCCAGCCGTTTCGTGCGTCCACATCGTCGGGCGGCAGGATCTTCGGCCGCCCATTGCGTTTGCGGATCGTCAGGGGAATGACGACGCGGATGGTGTCCGTCGTGCCGGTCATGCGCAGGCCTCCGTCTGGCGGGGCGCCATCATGTCCCGCAGGACCGAGCCCAGCCCCTCCTGACGGAGGTCAACCGCGATGCCGTTCTCGCCGACGGTCACCCGCTCGACCAGAAGCTGGACAATGCGGGTCTGCTCCGCCGGATAGAGCGCCGCCCAGAGCTGATCGAACTCGCCGAGCGCCTTGACTACCGCCTGCTCGTCAACGGTCGGACTCTCGCTTCGCAGGGCATTGATCGTTCGGACTGCGATCTCTGGCGCGCGGATCATGCGGCGGATCTCACCGATGACTGCGTCCTCGACCATTCCTGCGGGCAAGCGCAGCGGACCCGAGGCATCGCCGATCGGTCGGTTCCGGATCAGGTCCATCGACGCGTAGTAGCGATAAAGGCGCGTGCCCTTTTTCGTCACCGTCGGCGTCATCGCGGCGCCGGTCTCGGTGAAGATGATCCCTTTCAGAAGCGCCGGGGTTTGGCGGCGCGTGTTCTTCGCTCGCAGACGTGGGCTCTCCTGAAGGATGCTGTGCACCTTGCCCCACAGGTCACGATCTATGATAGCCTCATGCTCGCCGGGATAGGCCGCGCCCTTGTGGACGGCTTCACCCAGATAGACCCGGTTGTTGATGAGCTTGTAGAGGAAGCCCTTGTCGATCAGCTTGCCCCGCTTGTTCAGCACGCCTTCGGCTGCCAGCGCTTTCGCCAGCGTCGTCGCGGAGCCCAGCCGCACGAACCGCTCGAAGATCATCCTGACCGTCGCGGCCTCGCCCTCATTGATCACCAGCTTGCGCTCGCGCACGTCGTAGCCCAACGGAACGTAGCCGCCCATCCACATGCCGCGCTTGCGCGAGGCGGCGACCTTGTCGCGGATGCGCTCGCCGATCACCTCCCTCTCGAACTGAGCGAAGCTTAGGAGGATGTTCAGCGTCAGTCGTCCCATCGACGTCGTGGTGTTGAACGACTGCGTGACCGACACGAACGTCACCTGATTGCGGTCGAAGATCTCGACCAGCCTGGTGAAATCCATCAGCGAGCGCGACAGCCGGTCGATCTTGTAGACCACGATCACGTCTATCAGCCCGGCCTCGACGTCCTGGATGAGGCGCTTCAGGCCAGGTCGCTCCAGCGTGCCGCCGGAAAAGCCGCCGTCGTCGTAGGGCTCGCGGATGGCGGACCACCCCTCGGCCTTCTGGCTCGTCACATAGGCTTCGCAGGCCTCGCGCTGGGCGTCGAGGCTGTTGAACTCCATGTCGAGCCCTTCCTCGCTCGACTTGCGGGTATAGATGGCGCAGCGCTGGCGGCGCGGCAGAATCGCGACGGATTCCTGAGAGCGGCTCATCGGTCGTCCCTCCGGGCTTCGCGGAGGCCGAAGAAGCGGTAGCCGTTCCATTGTGTGCCGGCGATTGCTCGCGCCACCGCCGAAAGCGACTTGAACTTGCGTCCCTGCCAGTCGAAGCCGTCCTTCATCACGGTGACCGTGTGCTCTACTCCGTCCCATTCGCGCACCAGCCGCGTGCCGACGACCGGGTTGCGGGAATCCGCAATGATCGCCTTGCGCCCGATCCTGCCCTCGATTTCGTCGGCCAGCAGATCCAGCGTCCGGCTCGTCTCGCGCGAAAGCCCCCCGAGGGTCAGTTCCTGGATCCGGTAGCCGAGCCTCAGCTCGAGGTAGCTGCGGCTGTTGTTCGGGGCGGGCGCACCAAAGAGGCTCTCCCACTTCGTCTTCAGCTCGACCACCGTCATTCGCTTGAGCGCCGCAAGCTGCATAACCACGCTCGCGTCCGCCGCGTCGCGTTCGCCCGGCCGCCATGGCGCGGCGTCAGTCTTTCTCTTTGTTCCTGGCATCATTGCCCTCCAACTCGGTTGCTCGGTTTGCGACGACCAACACGGCGCTTGAGGGCGAGAATGTCGAATGAACTGTCTTCGCCAGGTGCAGATAAAGAGCTGGACTGTTCCGGCAGGATACGCCTCAGCCCCGCGGCAAGAATGTGCGCGAGTTCATCGAGGCGTTCGTCCGCCGACAGACGGGCGGGCAACAGAGGGTTCGGACCGGATCGGGCGTCTTGCATGAGACCGTTCGCAACTGAAGATGATCAGCAAACGGTAGTCGAAAAACGGAGATAAACAAGCTGATTCAATGTGTTGTCGAGGCGCAGCGGAATCATTCGTAACTGTGCGCGAGCGATCATGCCGCGCTTTTTCAACGTTGAGAGCGAATCAAAACAGGTTGAGGCGTTTGAGGCGCGCGATAAACGGTTTATGGCGGAAATGCAGAATATTGATTATGCATGTGGCAGCTCACCAGTCATCTTGAAGAGCTTCATTGCCTGGTCCACCAGCGTCGTTGTTCGCGTATCGATCTGCTTTATGCTCCAAGCCTCCGCGATCGCGAGTTCGGCATTTAGCTTCAGACCGTTCTTGTAGCCCACTTCACGGCCTTTGCTGTCGGTCCGATCACGCTTGTCGATGAAGCTCTTGTTTCCAAGAGCGCTATTGAAACCTGAGATTGTCAGATTTCCAAGCTTGTGAACATGAGTCTCCTGCAAGGCCTTGGCCTCCTTTGCGTCGCCATCCGCGATCATGGCGACCCAAGATGCAGGAATGTTATCGCCCTGCGGAAAAATGTGCTCGATCGTCCAAACAAAAATCTTGCCCTCATACTTCCAGAGATCCACCCAAGTCTCCTTGGTCATGCTGTGCTCGGCCAAGGCGCACAATATGAACCGGGTAACCCCGGCGTTTTCATCGTAGATGGCGCCTTCTAATTTCGAGCGGAAGATCTCGTCGCTCGCTGATACCTGCACCAACTCTTTACGAATCATCGCGACCACTGCGTCCCCAGCCAGTGAGGCTACTTTATCGATGATCGTCATGAACAAGCGAGTGAGGTCGCGCGTCGGCGGCGTGTCCGTGAGGTTACGTCGGACGAAGAAGCGAACCAGCAGCTCCGCGATGGCCCTGAGCTCCGCAACGTCAAGGGCTAGTTTCTCACGCCGCATTAGCAGGTACAGCATCAACAGATGAGACGGAGCCCCCTGAATGCGGTCCAGATCCTTCAGCGGCTTTTCTAGCGGTACCCATGCTTCGTCCGAGCTGCGCCCGAGCATCAGCGCGTACAACTGACCAGCAGCACGAATATCGTGCAAATAGCTCTTCGCGTCCTGATTGATCAGCTTTTCAAAGATTTGGATCAGGTTGGAACGTGTGGCCACCGGCCCCAAGGGATCCTTCCTCTTGTCATGCTCCCTGCGGAATGGGACGTTCAGTGGTTCCTTAAATGCGTTGTAGTAATGTCGGAAGAAGCGTTCCTGAATGCTGTAGTCATCTCCCAAGTATCCAATCAGCTTATTCCACACATCAAAGTAGTGATCCACCTTTACGGGCTCATTGGTTTCTAGCCGGGCTAGCAGCTTGTTTTTAATTAGATCAATGGCTGTGAGCGGCATGCCCCGATTGTTTAGCGACTCGAACAGCGTATACGCATCGGCGTGGCTGGCCACTTCGATTTTGACCAAGCTGGCATGGCTCACCTTATCTAGGAACGCCATGATAGACGCCAATCTGTTGTTCTGGCCGTCAACCATTTCTTCGATGCGTGATTGGAAGTAGCGGAAGGCGCGAAAGATCTTGCGATTGCCGGCGTAAGCTGGCGCATCGAATTGGCTGATCACTCCCACGTCCGACAAGGCGGCTCGGTAGTCATTCTGATTATTGTTCTGAATTTGCGGGATGACGCGAATCTGGTCGTCACCCTTCTTCAGAACCAGCTTGCGCTTGAGGTTGATCAGTTCAACACGCTGGTCGTTATCAAGGTCTTTCTCATGCCGCTTCAGCGACTGGTAGAGCGCGGCGAACAAGAGCGAAAGGGTGGTTAGCCGTTGCTGACCGTCCACCACCTCAAGGCGTTGCACAGCCAGCGAGTCAGTGGTCTGGTTGATACAGATGATAGAACCCAGGAAGTACCCAGGGTCATTTTCCTGCACGTCATCAAAAAGCGTTTCCCACTGACTCTTGCTCCAGGTATATTCGCGCTGATAACGCGGAATTGCATAGACTACGCTCGCTTCAATGTCGAAGAGTTGCGAGACTGGATAGTTGTTGACAGACTTAATCATTCTTCGTTCTCCCGCCCCATGAAATGATCATAGGAATCAAATGTTTGTTCCTCCTCGGTCTCCGCCCCTTTTCCGCGATCATCAAATTGCAGAAGAGAAACCGAAATGCCGAGGCGGTCAGAAAAGAAGGCCAGTTCGCGGACGGGCTCCGATCCCCGGCTGAACGTCCAGATGCCGTTGGGAAGAGCGGTGGGCCGCTGGGAGCTGACGTGTTGTGATGCAGCGCCCATCGCCATCACAGAACCATCCGGGATCGGCGTGCCGGAACGGATGAACACGCCGCTTTTGTAAGCGCTCGTACTGGCCCGGCCCCAAAGAGCGAAACCATCACGCGCTACCACCATGGCCGCGCGGGTGTCCGTGAATTCGATCCACTTGCGCGTGGCAGCGAGCAGCGAGACGCCATATCGATCCGTGACGTGGCCGAGGAGATCGCGCGTCATTTCCTGGCCGCCGATCTGGTTGCGGTAGTCGTCGATCGGCATCAACAGGAAGGAGGCGAACGTGTCGGCCTCTTCCTCGCGCTCCCTCTCTGCGTCTTTCCAGTCGTTGGATTGGAGCGGAAGGCACTCGAAATCGTAGTCGTCGGACAGCTCGCCATCACGGTAATGGTCGGCGGTGAGCGGGCGCCGGTGCAGCACGTAGTGCCCGAATTCGTGGGCCAACGTGAAACGCTCGCGCCCGCGATAACGCGGCTGCGTGTTGTAGAGAATCTGCCAGCCGGGCTTCTTTCGCCGGGCGCGCAGCATGCCCTCGAAGCCGTCGATGTCGATGCCCCTTACGGCCGTGATCGGATCTTCGTGATTGCGCGAGACCTCAAGCGCCAGCGCTTCGACGTCTACCGGGAAACGGTCCTCCCCCAACACGGTGCGGAGGAGAACCGTCAGATCGTTGGCAGCCCGCCGGGGCGTTTTTCGCGCTCTATCGGTCATCAATCCTCGTCGTCCAGGATCTTCAGCATCTCTCGAAGCCGCTCTTTCCCCTTGGGGTTCATCTTCTGATACTTGCGAAAAAATGCCGTGTCATCGGCATCGGCCTCAGTGACGGCTTCAGTGGCGAGCAGGTAGTCGGCGGTCGTTTCCAGAGCCAAGGCGATCTGCTGCAGCTTCTCAGCCGATGGCCGCGCAACGTCCTTATTCTCGATCTCCCACATGTAGCTCTTGCTTGAACCGACCCGCTCGGCCAGCGCCTCCAGCGTCAGACCTCGCTTCAGTCTGAGCTCTCGAACGCGCTCTCCCAATGGTGTTGGCACCGGTGTCCTCCTGTTTTCCAACAAGTTCGTTGTTGCGATACATCTAGTGCTTGACAGGCCATACACGCAATCCCTATCTTCCGCAGAAGTTCGCAAGAACGAACTGTAGTTAGCGCTTTTACAAGACAGGAGGCCATCATGGCAAAAGGCAAAGGGTCAGGGACCCATCACGTAGTTCCCAATTCCGGCGGCGGTTGGGACGTTCGCCGCGGCGGGGCTGACCGCGCTAGCGGGCATTTCGACACGAAACGGGAGGCGATCGACCGCGGGAGGGAGATGAGCCGCAACGCCGGGACGGAGTTCAAGATCCACAACCAGGATGGCCGTATCGGCCAGTCCGATTCGCACGGGAACGACCCGCGCACCATCAAGGGCTAAGGAGCACCGATCATGGCCTCAGTGACGAGTTTCATCCGCAACATGCCTGCTTCGTCGCTGCAGGCCTATTTCCACCATACCGGCATCGAGCTTCCGACCGAGGTCGATTGGGAGGCGCCTGAGCCGGAGGTGGTTCGCGTCACGCTCCGCGCCGTCGACGAGATGGACGACGAAGCCCGCGCGCGCATCGTCAATGATGCCGACCGTGTTGGAGCTCTCGCCGACGATGCCGGGCAGACTGCACTCTATAGTGTCGTCGATGACCGCACGGTTCTCGACGATCTCGCGAATGGTCACGCCCGCTCGCTCTGGATGTTCCTGAACGAGCCGATTCGGTTCCGTCACGCCGAAGAGGTCCGCTACACCGACGAGCGGCGGCGCGGCCGGAGTTGGGACGGGTTCATCGGTGAGCCGCACCTTGACCTGCGCCGCGACGAGGCATCCCTCGATGCCTTCAAGGCGGCGCTGCGCGAGCGGTTCGCTTCCAACAATATCCACATCGACATTTTCGGGCGCTACCGGCCGACCTTTGACGGCGAGGATTGCGAGCTGGTGCAGATCGCGATCTACCGCGAGGGGCTGCTGGACGACTTCCTAGTGTTCGACGATGGCGGCGCGCTCGTCCGTCGCGCGCGCCGCCCAGTGTTCGAGGCAGCGATGACCTACGAGCCGGCAACCGGCGTCATCGAGGTCGTGGCCAATGACCGTGAAAGCCGCGAGGAGATGGTGCGCTTCATGGCGCGGGACCTGCTCGGGATTGAATTCCAGAGTGAAAAGGTACCGTTCCGGAATTACGATCTGGATGTTCTCCTGCACCCCTTTGCCTTCCCGACAGAGCCGGAGGACGGGATCGAATCCGTCGAGGTCAAGCAGCTGCGTTTGATGCCCATCGACAATAACGCCGAACGCGCCACCCTCGAATGCCTTCGGAAAGCCGACCGCACCATCTGGCGCATGTCGGCAGAGCGGTTCGGCGCCAACGATCCACTAGCCGGCGGATGGATCGCGACGCAGGCGAAGCTGACCATCAAATTCCACCCCAAGGGTGACGCGAAGCGGGGCCGGACGCTGCCGCTGACGATCACCATGCCGCATGGCTGCAATCTCAAGGACCAGACCGAGGAGGAGCAGCTGATCGGCGAAAAGTACCTGCGCCGTTGGGGCATTCTTTCTGGGGCAGATAGTGTCGTCGTCGATTGATCGAAAGGCGGCAGACCTGCTGCTGTCTGTGATCGAGACGCCGGATGCGGTCATCAGCGGCTCGGTCCTCGACGGCTACTATGGGCGCGTCGCGCCAGCGCTGAAGGCGGCAGGGATCCTTCAGCCGAAAGATCACTCGCGGGCGGCTGTTTCACTCGTCGACCATGAAGACGAGCCCGTAAATCTGACTTGGTCATCTGAACATCGGGCATATGGGTATTTCAGCCCGTCAGCGGGTTGGGTGAATGTCCCCGGTGATCAGTTGGCAACGTACCGTGTCAACTTCAACACGTTGCTCGAACAGCTGCTGGAGCGGCTGGATCTGTCGCCGCGAACCGGCCCAGTCGAACTCGTGCCCGACCTTCTGTGGGAGGTCGGCGACGCGCGACTTCCAGGACGCAGCAAACGTACATCCGTCTGGATTGGCCGTCGGCTCTGCGAACCAGCGATATGGAAAAGTTTCATCGATACTGCCCGCAAGCGTCCGGCGCCCGGCTTGCGAATCGTCCTGAGCTTCACGCCTGGGAATCGCCTGCCGACTGACGTGCACCTCGGTCATACGCTGATCGCCGTTCGAGATGTCGCCGATCACAACGGTCATGCTGTCGTTCCCGACCTATTGGCTGCCCGTGTTGCGGCAGGCTCACAGCTGAACGACGACCTGATCACCATGGCGGCCGACGGCGCGTCCCTCACAGTTCGCGGAACACGGCATGCATTCTCTGGATCGAAACAGCGCGCAATCATCCGGCAACTTTATGACGCTTGGAAATTTGGCCATCCGGAACTTCTGACCGCCGAGGTTCTGGAGAGCGCCGGATACAGCACCAGCGTCAACACACTGGCGAAGGCTTTCTCCGGGAGACCTGAATGGCGTGATTTCATCAGAGAGGAGAATGGCCGCTGTTGGTTGTTCCTCTGATGCGCTGAATCTATCGACTACAAGGCCGCCCGATGGGCGGCTTTTTTCATTTCTGAGCCGGTTTTTCCGACTCCTACCTTGAGCCCTACCTGGCTCCTCCCCGGCTCCTACCCGCCCGGCAGCCATCCTCTCCGCAGGTTTTCGACAAGAACCCAAGGAGACACAGATGGCTACGAAACATCTCAACCAGATCGACCTGGCTGCGCGCTGGAACATCAGCCACCGCACGCTTGAGCGGTGGCGCTGGACGGGCGAAGGCCCGCGCTTCGTCAAACTCGGCGGTCGGGTCGTGTACCGCCTCGAAGACGTCGAGGAGTACGAGCGCGAGCAGATCCGCGCGAGCACCGCCGACACCCCTGCCAAGCCTGCGGCGTGAGGGGGCGGTGATGACGATTTCCAACCGCATCTCGCTCGATGAGCTCCGGCACATGGCCGTCGGCGACATCGCCGCTATGCCCGCTGAGCAACTCGCCCTCCTGCAGGACGAGACCGCCGATGCCCTGCGTCGCGCCAAGACGATCTGCGACTGGCTCGATGGTGCCGTCGCGCTCAAGTACGGCGATCGTGCCCACGCGGCACGCCAGGCCGCCGGCAAGGACACCGGCACGATCCGCCTCGACGATGGCACGGTCACCGTGATCGCCGACCTGCCGAAGCGGGTGGACTGGGACCAGGACAAACTCGCCGCCCTTGTCGATCGCATCCGGGCCGAGGGCGACGACCCCGCCGAATACGTCGACGTCGCGATCAAGGTGCCCGAACGCAAGTTCGCGGCCTGGCCGAGCCACATCCGCTCCGCCTTCGAGGACGCGCGCACCGTCCGCACCGGCAGGCCCAGCTTCCGCCTTTCCCTGACCAACGAGGTGACGTCATGAGCATCACGAAGAAACTCGCGGTGCTCCGCGAGCAGCATTACGGGCTGGACAAGCTACCCGAGACCATCCGGGTGCCGGCCCTTGGCGAACGTCGCGACGATACCGTCAAGCCGGGCGGGACGGCGTCGATCGACGACCTGGCGTTCGCCCTCATTGGGCTGAACGAGCGGGCGTCGGCGCTCTACCGCGAGATCGACGCGGTGCGCACCCTTCACGACGAGGGGCGCAAGGCCGGCGCGCTGGGTGCGGACATCGCGATCGATGCCCTGATCGCGGCGAAGGGAGGCAAGTGATGGCTCTCCCGATCATTTCGGCTGATCAGCGTCTCGCCGAGCCGCGCGGCATCAAGGGTACGATCTTCGGCAAGTCCGGGATCGGCAAGACCAGTCTTCTCTGGACGCTGGACCCCGCCACCACGTTGTTCATCGATCTGGAAGCGGGCGACCTCGCCATCGAGGGATGGTCCGGCGACAGCGTCAGGCCGCGCACATGGGCCGAATGCCGCGACTTCGCGGTCTTCATCGGTGGCCCCAATCCGGCGCTGCGGGAGGACCAAGTCTACAGCGATGCCCACTACGCGGCGGTGTGCGAGCGCTTCGGTGATCCGGCGGCGCTCGACCGCTACCACACGGTCTTCATCGACTCGATCACCGTCGCCGGGCGGCTCTGCTTCCAATGGTGCAAGGGACAGCCCGAGGCGTTCTCGGACAAGACCGGCAAGCCCGACGTCCGCGGCGCCTACGGCCTGCACGGCCGCGAGATGGTCGCGTGGCTCACCCATCTCCAGCACACGCGGGCGAAGAACGTCTGGTTCGTCGGGATCCTCGACGAGAAGCTTGACGACTTCAATCGGCGCGTTTTCCAGCCGCAGATCGACGGCTCGAAGACCGGCCTCGAACTGCCGGGAATCGTCGATGAAGTCCTGACGATGGCGGAGATCAAGGACGAGTCCGGCATGCCGTACAGGGCCTTCGTCTGCCAGACGATCAATTCGTGGAACTTCCCCGCGAAGGACCGCTCCGGCCGCCTTGACCTGATCGAGGAACCGCATCTCGGCCGTCTGATGGCGAAGATCCGCGGACCCGTGAAGCCCGCATCCGAGCGGCTGGCATATCGCAGCCCGGCCGCGGCCGCGACCGCGCCGACCACCGTTGCTCCCACCCATTCCGAAAACACCTGAAAGAGGAGACCCCAGTTATGTCTGGATCCTGGAACGACTTCAACTCCGCGCAATCCAATACCAACGTCATCCCGAAGGGCACGCTCGCTAAAGTGCGCCTGACCCTGCGCCCGGGCGGCTTCGACGACCCATCGCAGGGCTGGACAGGCGGCTGGGCGCGCCGCGCCGCCACCGGGGCCGTCTATCTTGATGCCGAATACACGGTGCTCGAGGGCCCCTACGCCCGGCGCAAGGTCTGGTCGCTGATCGGCCTCTACAGCCCGAAGGGCCCGGACTGGGCCAACATGGGGCGCGGCCTGATCCGCGGCATCCTCAACTCGGCGCGCGGCGTGTCGGACAAGGACAACTCGCCGGAGGCGCAGGCCCGCCGCCGCATCAACGGCTTCGGTGATCTCGACGGCGTCGAGTTCATCGCGCGCATCGACATCGGCACCGACACCAACGGCGAGGACAAGAACGAGATCCGCGCCGCCGTCACGCCCGACCATCGCGACTACGCCGCGCTGATGGGCGCGGTCGCGCCGCAGTTCGCCCCCGCCCCGGCGCAGGGCCACGCCCCGCAACAGCCCACCACGGCCACCCAGCCCAGCCAGCCCGCGGCCGCCCCCGGCGGCGCCGGTCGGCCGAGCTGGGCGCAGTAAGGAGGAGACCGGCCATGCGCCTGCGCCCCCGCCAGAAGACCTTCGTCGAGCGCAGCGTGTCTGCGCTCGCCTCCCGCGGCAACACGCTGGGTGTGGCGCCCACCGGCGCGGGCAAGACCATCATGCTCTCGGCGGTCACCGGCGAGATGATTGGCAACGGCGCCAAGGCATGCGTGCTGGCCCATCGCGACGAGTTGACGGCGCAGAACCGCGCCAAGTTCCAGCGCGTGGTGCCGGGCGTCGCCACCTCGGTCATCGACGCCACGGAGAAGTCCTGGGGCGGCCAGGTCGCCTTCGCCATGGTGCCGACGCTGGCGCGGGCTTCGAACCTTGCCGACATGCCGCGTCTCGACCTGCTGGTCGTGGATGAGGCGCACCATGCCGTCGCCGACAGCTACCGCCGCATCATCGACCGGGTACGCGAGGCCAATCCCGACGCCCGCATCTTCGGGGTCACGGCCACCCCGAACCGGGGCGACAAGAAGGGGCTGCGTGAGGTCTTCGACAATGTCGCCGATCAGGTGCGGCTGGGCGAGCTGATCGCCTCGGGCCACCTGGTGCCGCCCCGCACCTTCGTGATCGACGTGGGCGTGCAGGACGAGTTGCGTTCGGTCCGCAAGACCATGTCGGATTTCGACATGGCGGAGGTGGCGGGCATCATGGACCGCGCCCCCGTCACCGACGAGGTGATCCGGCACTGGAAGGAAAAGGCGGGCGACCGGCAGACCGTGGTGTTCTGCTCCACCGTCGCCCATGCCGAACACGTCACCGAGGCGTTCAGGGCGGCAGGCGTCTCCGCCGCGCTGATCCACGGCGATCTGTCGGCCGAGACCCGCAAGGCGATCCTCGCCAGCTACGCGGCGGGCGATATCCGCGTCGTGGTCAACGTGGCGGTGCTGACCGAGGGCTGGGACCATCCGCCCACCTCCTGCGTCGTGCTGCTGCGCCCCAGCTCCTACAAGTCCACCATGATCCAGATGGTCGGGCGCGGCTTGCGCACCGTCGACCCCGAGGAACACCCCGGCATCGTGAAGACCGACTGCGTCGTGCTGGATTTCGGCACCTCGAGCCTCACGCACGGCACGCTGGAACAGGATGTCGATCTCGACGGGCGCGTTCCGACGCCGGGGGAAGCCCCCACGAAACTCTGCCCCGAATGCAAGGCCGAGATCCCGATCGCGGTCACCGAATGCCCGATATGCGGGTGCGAGCTGCCGCGCGAAGGCGCGGAGCCCATCGACAGTTTCGTTATGACCGAGCTCGATCTTCTCGAGCGATCGAGTTTCGCGTGGGTGGATCTGTTCGGCGACGACGCGGCGCTGATGGCCAACGGCTTTCACGCCTGGGGCGGCGTGTTCTTCCTCGAGGGCCGCTGGCACGCGGTCGGGGGCGCCAAGGGCAAGGCGACGCGGCTCCTGAGCGTGGGCGAGCGCATCGTCTGTCTCGCGCAGGCCGACGACTGGCTGAACACCCACGAGACCGACGAGAGCGCCTTCAAGTCGAAGGGCTGGCTGAAGCAGGACGCGACGGAAAAGCAGCTGAATTGCCTGCCGCCGGAGTTCCGGCGCGATTACGGCCTGACGCGCTATCGCGCCTCCGCGCTGATCTCGTTCCAGTTCAACAAGCGCGATATCCGGCGCCTCGTCACGGCTGCCGAGCCCGAGCGGAGGGCGGCGTGAGCCATGTCGCGCAAGTCCCATCCCCGCCCGCAGCGCCTGCGGATTGCCCGGAGCGTATTCGGCTCTGGCACCCGCGCCTCAAGCCTTGCGCCGTCTGTCTGCGCCCCGCGCGCGGCTTCGGTTTCTTCAACCCCATCAAACCCCGCCCCCGCGAACACCGCTGGTTCTGCTCGATGCACTGCCAGGCGTTCTTCGCGGCTCGCCACCGGAAAGGACTGACCATGCAGGGAACGACCGATGAAGAACGCCTCGCCATAGCGATGGTGATGAAGCGGCTCGGCACGACCATGGACAAGATCGGTTGGGACAAGCGGCTGCGGGATCTGGATGCGACAGAGGTCACTGCGCTGATCGAGGAGGTTCTGGAGGGCTATGGCGCCGAGATGTCGCGCATCGCCGCCAGGAGCGAGGTGCCGTTCTGATGCTGGATTTCAACCCGCGCCCCTCCATGGCCGAGCGGATCAACGCGCTGGTCGACGCTGCGCTGATCGCCGAGCGGGAGGCCACGCCGCCCCGGACCTATCTCGGCGCGTCCCGTCTGGGGCATGCCTGCGAACGCGCGCTGCAGTTCGAGTTCGCAGGCGCGCCCAAGGACGAGGGCGCGGATTTCGGCGGCCAGACGCTGCGCATCTTCGCCATCGGCCATCAGCTCGAGGATCTGGCGATCCGCTGGCTGAGGGCGGCGGGGCTCGACCTCTACACCCGGAAGGGCAACCGGCCCGATGGGGATCAGTTCGGCTTCTCCGTCGCAGGCGGTCGCATCCGTGGCCACGTCGACGGGATCGTGGCCGCAGCCCCGGCCGCGCTCGGTCTTCGTACCCCGGCGCTCTGGGAATGCAAGACGATGAACGCGAGGAACTGGAGGGCGTGCGTCAAGGACGGGGTCGCCGTCTCCAAGCCCGTCTATGCCGCACAGATCGCGATCTACCAGGCTTACATGGCGCCTTCGGTGCCGGGCATTTCTTCGGCCCCGGCACTGTTCACAGCGATCAACAAGGACACGGCCGAACTGCATCACGAGCAGGTCGCCTTCGATGCCGATCTGGCGCAGCGCATTTCCGACCGCGCGGTGCGGATCCTGCAGGCCACCGACGCCGGCGAGCTGCTGCCCCGCATCGCCGCCAACCGCGACTTCTTCGAATGCCGGTACTGCGCCCATGCCGAGCGGTGCTGGAACCTGGCGGCATGACCGACGAGCCCTCCGAGCCATCCGATCCCGACCAGGAGCCAGCCATGCGCGACGACACCACCCCCGATGAGCCCAAGGAAAACATTGTCCATTTCAACCCATGGCGCGACTTCAACGATGCCGCGCCGCAGATCGACGTCTTCGGCGACGAGCCGGACCCTGCGCAGATTGCGCAATTCATGCAGGTCGTCTTCGGGTATTGCGACGGTCTGATCCCTGTTCGCAGCTTCATCGACAAGGGTCAGGGCATCGATGGCCGCCCGCACAACATCTGGCTGGACGCGGATCAGGCCGCGCCGGAAAAGATGGCGACCTTCGCGACATGGGCCTCGCGCGAGGGGGCGGCAGTCTATGTGATCCCCGGCACCGTGGCCGCGCCCGGACAGGCAAAGGCCGCCGATATCCTGCAGATGCAGACGGTGGTGGTCGATCTCGACACCGGTGACATCGCCGCCAAGCGTGCGCACCTCGAGCGCCACCTCGGCGCGGCCAGCATGGTGGTGGAGAGCGGCGGCGTGACGACCGAGGGGCAGCGCAAGTGCCACGTCTGGTGGGCGCTGACCGAACCCGCCGAGGGCGACGACATGGCGCGCGTCTGCCGTCTGCGCGGCGACATCGCCGCAAAAGTCGGCGGCGACATGCATTTCCGCTCCGCCCATCAGCCGATCCGGGTGGCGGGCTCGGTCTATTACAAGAACAACCTCAAGACGCAGGTGCGGATCGTCGAACTGAGCGCCGACCGCGAACGCGATCTGGCCGAATTCATCGAAGCCGTCACCGACATGCCGCCCGCGCCGGGCGTGTCCCTGCAGCCTGCGTTCACCCATCCCGACAAGCCCGCCATGGACGAAGTGCTGGTCACGCCGGTGCGGGAGGGGGCGCAGGACGACTGGTCCCGCTTCGAAGGTGCGTCCGCCGCGATCGGGCATTTCATCCGCATGGTCCACGAGGGCCGGATGACAAAGGACGAGGGCTGGATCGGCATCTGCGGCTACAACGCCGCGATGCTGCGGCCCCAGTGGCCGGTTGAACGGCTCAAGCGCGAGTCCGAGCGGCTCTGGGAACGGCATGTCGAGAAATACGGTCCGCCGCTGATCCGGCTGGACTCCGGCGCGCCGGGACCGGTCGAGATGCCCGCCTTCACGTTGGGCGCGCTGCTGGACGATCAGAGCCCGATGCCGGAGGACATCATCGCGCCCCGCGTGCTGACGCCGGGCGGACTGCTGGTGCTGGGCGGTGCGCCCAAGGTCGGCAAGAGCGACCTGCTGATCTCCTGGCTGGTCCACATGGCCGCTGGCGTGCCGTTCCTCGGCTTCACGCCGCCACGGCCGCTGCGGATCTTCTACCTGCAGGCCGAGATCCAGTATCACTATCTGCGGGAGCGGCTGAAGCAGATCGCCCTGCCGCCCGACGTGCTGGCCGCCGCGCGCGACACCTTCGTCGCCACACCCAAGCTGAAAATGCTGCTCGACAACGAGGGCAGCGTGCGGGTTGCCCGTGCGATCCGGACGGCATTCCCGGATGCCCCGCCCGACATCCTCTGCATCGACCCGATCCGGAACCTCTTCGATGGCGGACCCGATGGCGGTGGCGAGAACGACAACACCGCCATGATGTTCTTCCTCAAGGAGCGGGTCGAGGTTCTGCGTGACCACATCGACCCGGACTGCGGGGTCATCCTGATCCACCACACCAAGAAGCTCAGCAAGCATCAGGTGAAGGAAGATCCGTTCCTCGCGCTTTCGGGCGCCAGCGCCCTCCGGGGCTTCTACACCTCCGGCCTGATCCTGCACCGCCCCGACGAGGACGCGTCAGAGCGCAAGCTGGAGATCGAGCTGCGCAACGGCCCCGCGCTGGCCTCGAAGCTGATCGACAAGGTGCGCGGCCAATGGGTGGAGATCAACCCGATGAACGAGCGCCTCGTGCGCCAGGACATCGGCGCCAGGCACGATGCCGAGCGGGATCGGAAGGGTGGTGTGATCGTCCATCTGATCAGCGAGCAGGCCGAACAGGGAAAGATGTTCACGCTCAGCCAGTTCGCGGCAAAGTTCGAGAACAAGGGCAGTCTCGGAGGCCAGACAAGCATCCGGGAACGCCTGCATGTGCTCGCCACCAAGGGCCACGTGAAGTTCGTCCGAGGTGATCAAATCAGAGATCTCGGCCTCAAGCGGGACCGATCAAAGTTTGGGTATCTCTGCGTCAGGGACATGCGTCTTCGCACCGATCGGGAAGTGGTCGACGACGAGACCGGTGAGGTGTGCCCGGCCTTTGTCCGGGTGCTCCCGACCGACTTCATGTGCCCCCAATCCGGCGCGCTCTTGCCGGTCGAGAACCCGGAAGTCTGGGTCGATCAGGACGGGGGTGAGGCATGAGTCCGGCACCCGAAACCAGCCTGTTCCAGAACACGGATCGTCCGTGTTCTGGCCAGAACACACCCCGTGTTCTGGATCGACGTGTTCTGCGTTCTGGAATTCGCACAACAAAAACAAAGGGTTGCGCCAGAACGCAGAACACGGATTGCGGTCTGCCATTTGCCCATCCGTGTTCTGGAATTTCCGGTTTGGTTTCAGTGCCTTACGCCAGAACGCAGAACACGGAATTTTCTACCCTAAGGGGTAGGTGTCCTCCCCGCTCAAGGCGGGGGAGGCCACCACCTACCCTTGGGCAATTTTCTCGGGCCGGAGTTCTGGGCCGAGATCAATCCGACGACAGCGGCCGGACCTGCCCAGGCATCAACCGCCGTCGTCTTCCACCCGCGCAGTCCACCAGAAAAGGAGACCACCCATGGCTGACCTGACTCTCGCCAGCGCCAATCTCGGCGCAACCCCGAAAATGCCTCTGCTGGCAGAACCGGCACGCACGATCCTCGCGCTCGATCTTGGCACCACCACCGGCTGGGCCATCCGTGGCTTTGACGGTCTGATCACCAGCGGCACGGCATCGTTCAAGCCCGGCCGCTTCGACGGCGGCGGCATGCGTTTTCTGCGGTTCACCAACTGGCTGACCGAACTCGACCGGCTGTCCGGGCCGATTGCCGCGATCTGGTTCGAGGAGGTTCGCCGCCATGCCGGCACCGACGCGGCGCATGTCTTTGGTGGTCTTCTCGCCACGCTGACCGCATGGGCGGAATTGCGGGGTATCCCGTACAGCGGCGTACCGGTTGGCACGATCAAGAAACACGCCACTGGCCGAGGTAATGCGCCGAAGCAGGCCATGATCGACGCGGCCCGCGCCCGGGGCTTCAGCCCGGCGGATGATAACGAAGCCGACGCCATCGCGATCCTGCTCTGGGTGCTGGAGACCCGGGGAGGTGTGCAATGAGCGGCATGCGGTTCACGCCCAAGGGCTACGGCGGACACCGCCGCAACCCCGACGAGGTCAAGCGCGACGGCTGGAAGGAACAGGGCCTGCTGGCCATCGCCATCGACGATCACCGCCTGACCTGGCCCGAGCGCGAGTTGGTGCGCCAGCTCGGCGAGCGGCTCTACGGCAAGCGGGAACGGGAGGCGCGTCATGGGTGAGTGGACCACAGCGCAGGTGCAGGATCGGCTTGAACTTGCGGCGGGCGTGATGCGGCAGATGCCGGGCGTGATGCCGCAGGGCTTCTTCAACGCCTGGCCGGAGTATTTCCACAGCTTCGCCGACAAGGTCGGTCAGGAGCCGCAGATGCGTCGCCCGAGGCCCAGCCCGCGTCAGATTACGCAGGCCGAGGAAGCGATGCTCTGGCTGCGCTGGCTCGAGCCCGAGGATGGGCGCCTCGTCTGGGCTCGCGCCGACGGCATGGCGTGGAAGCCGATCTGCTGGCAGTTCGGTCTGTCGCGCACGGCCGCGACCAAGCGCTGGCAGTACGGCCTTGCGGTGATCACCTGGCGGCTGAACGGTCGCGTGCCGTCGCCCCGACGCTCGCAGCAGTTCGTCATCGAAAACGCCAATCGCCTGTCAAGAAAAATCGTCCTCTGAGAAAATTTTCGGGTGTACATCGCAGGGCCTTACACATTTCGACGAGGCCGTTAGAAAACGAATATACTCGGGAGAGGAGCGCGCAGGCAGAGGCCGCGCCGCTGGCTTCCGGGGTCCAGTGAAGGGTCCAGCCGGGGTCCAATGGGCTAACCCATTGAGTTCGTGGTTCCTTCCTGGCGATATTCGTATGCTGGCGGGCGAAGCGCGGCACATCGCCAGCGACAGGGCCGGATTTTTGAGAAGCCACCCGGAAGCCACTGCCGCCTGAACCTGCCTTAAGCTCTGCAAATTCAAACCCTTGAACATGGACACCTCTGGTTGCCGCTGGACCCCGCGTGGAGTCCAGTCTGGACGCCGGATTCCACCGGCCAGTAAGTTGGTCTTCAGAAGCCAGCCGTGGCCGAACGTCGGCAGCGGAATTCAGGATGCGGGCGATGACTGGAGCCGGTCGAGCGCCTCGTTGGCCAGGTGTCGTGTCAATTCGCCCGCAGCCATCGGCCGACAGAGCGCTGCCGACTGACCGGACCAGAGCGACATGAACTCGCCCGAACCGCTCGGCTCGGACGCCACCCGCAGAGGCGCCAAGGCACCGCCGGCAAGGGGAAACGCCGGCGCGGCGGACGAGATTGGCCCGACCTCGCGCACCATCCGGTTGAGGATGCTGCGCGCGGGACGCCCCGTGAAGACATTGGTGAGGGCAGTTTCGTGGGCAGCGGCCTTAGCGAGTGCCTGACGATGCGGTTCCGCGATCGTCGCCTCGGGGCTGAACAGGTAGGCAGTCCCGATCTGCACCGCCGAGGCGCCGAGCGTGAGTGCGGCAGCAATGCCGCGCCCATCGGCGATCCCACCAGCGGCGATCACCGGTATCTCAACGGCGTCAGCCACTTGAGGCACGAGCGAGAACGTCCCGATCTGTGTCGCCACGTCCTCGGTGCGGAACATGCCGCGGTGCCCCCCGGCCTCGCTGCCCTGCGCGATGATCGCGTGGCATCCCTCCGCTTCGAGCCATCGCGCTTCGTCTACCGTGGTGGCCGAGGAAAGAACCTTCGCGCCCGTCGCGAGGACACGATCCAGCAGTCGCCGCTCGGGCAACCCGAAATGGAAACTGACCACCTCGGGGCGCAGCTCCTCGACAAGTCGGCAGAATTCGTCATCGAACGGGGTGCGATTCGATGCTTGAATTGGCGCGTCGGGATCAAGTCCGAGCTCTCGGTAATAGGGCGCGAGTTGCCGCCGCCAAGCCGCCTCCTGCTCTGCATCGGGCTCCGGCGAACGGTGACAGAAGAAGTTCACGTTGATCGGGCGATCCGTTCGCTGGCGGATGATGCCGAACTGTCTGCGCACCTTGTCCGGGTCGAGCAGCGCGCAGGGCAGCGATCCGAGTCCTCCCGCCACTGAGACCGCGACTGCGAGGTCTGCGAGCCCGGCACCTGCCATCGGCGCCTGGATAATGGGCAACTCGATGCCGAACAGGTCCTGAATCCGTCGATCGGGCCACATGCTGAGCTCCCCCGCTGCAGTCGTTACGGCTCGAGTATCTCCGATCGGACCGCGAGGTGAAAGGCTCGCGGGCCGGCAATGGCCAAACCTGGACCACCTTATGGAATTGCGGAAATGAAATCATGACCCTCGCCTTCGCCCCAGAGCGGATCGAGACTTGGCCGCTTGCGCGCCTGCAGCCCTACGCGAAGAACGCGAAGGTGCATGGAGCCGAGCAGGTCGCGAAGATCGCCGCCAGCATGGCGGAGTTCGGCTGGACCGTGCCATGCCTTGTGGGCGAGGACGGGGAGCTGATCGCGGGCCACGGGCGCGTGCTGGCGGCAACCCAGCTTGGACTGACCGAAGCGCCGGTGATCGTGCTCGGGCACCTCACCGAGGCGCAGCGCCGGGCCTACCGGATCGCCGACAACAAGCTGACCGAACTCGGCACCTGGGACGAGGCGCAGCTGTCGGCGGAACTGAACGACCTCCTGGCCGAGGATTTCGACCTGTCGCTGGTCGGCTTCTCCGACGGCGAGTTGGACAAGCTGCTGGCCTACGTGCCCGAGGGGGACGGTGAAGACGGTGGCGCCGGGGACTCCGTGCCGCCGGTGACCATCCCCGAACCGCCGCGCAATCCGGCATCGCGCACGGGCGACCTGTGGATCCTCGGCGACCACCGTCTGCTTTGTGGCGACAGCACCAGCGCCGCCGATGTGCGCCGCCTGATGAACGGCGAGCGGGCGATCCTGTTCGCGACCGATCCGCCGTATCTCGTCGACTACGACGGCTCGAACCACCCGACCCGCAACAAGGATTGGTCGGCGTCCTACGGCACCACCTGGGACGACAGTTCGCAGGGCGCGGAGCTTTACGACGGCTTCATCGCCGCCGCCGTCGCCGAGGCCATCGCCGAGGAAGCCGCATGGTACTGCTGGCACGCCTCGCGCCGCCAGGCGATGCTGGAAGCCTGCTGGGAGAAGGCCGGGGCGTTTGTGCATCAGCAGATCATCTGGGTGAAGGACCGCGGCGTCCTGACCCGCTCCCATTACCTCTGGAAGCACGAGCCCTGCTTCATGGGCTGGCGCCGCCCGAACCGCCCGCCGAAAGTGGCGGAGGAAACGCTGCCATCGACATGGGCGCTGCCCAGCTTCGCCAAGGACGACCGACCCGACCATCCGACGCCGAAACCGCTTGACGCCTTCGGAATCCCGATGCGCCAGCACGTCGCCCGTGGCGGGCTGTGCTACGAGCCATTCTCTGGCTCCGGGTCGCAGATCATGGCGGGCGAAGCCAACGGCCGCCGCGTCTTCGCGATGGAAATCAGCCCGGCCTACATCGATGTCGCCGTCGAACGCTGGCAGGCCGAGACCGGCCGCGACGCGATCCTCGACGGTGACGGTCGGACCTTCGTGCAAGTGAGGACCGAGCGGCTGGCCGACAAGGCCGACGCCGCTGCCTGA